CTCGGGACTGGCGGACCGCTCATGCCCGGTCAACCTACCGGCCTCATCGGCTCAAAAATGCTGACACGCTAAGGACCATTCATGCAACCACCACAAGTCAACATCGACGTCGAAGTCATCGACCCGCAAGCCCAGAAGGAGATGATGCAGGAGCGCTTGCAAGCGTTCGGCTCCAGCATGGCCCAGCAGCGAGACGAGTGGGTGCGCGCGCGTTACAGCTACGGCGTGGACAAGCGCTGGCTGGAGGACGAGGACCAGTACAACGCCAAGGACAACATCAACAAGGCAGCCAGCCAGATGATGACCAGCGTCGAGCAAGGCTACCCTGTCACCACGCAGAACGCCAAGCCTCACCGCTCGACCGTCTACATCGGCTTGACCAGGCAGAAGTCCAACGCAGGCGAAGCGCGCCTGGCCGACATCCTGCTGCCAACAGACGACCGCAATTGGGGCATCCAGCCCACGCCTAAGCCTGACATCATGGGCATGGCGCGTGATACGCAAATGGCCGGTGACAGGGAGACAGGCGAACCGCTGCTAAACCCCGATACCCAAGAGCCGTTGCGCATGAAGGACATTGCGCGCGCTGCGATGGACGTGGCCCGCAAAAAGTCTGACGCAATGCAGCTTGAGATTGACGACCAGTTCACCGAGTGCGACTACAACGCCGAAGTGCGCAAGGTCATCCACAACTCAGCCGTGCTGGGCACCGGGGTACTCAAAGGCCCTATCGTCACCAACCGCACACGCAAAGCCTGGCAGCCGTACCGAGACATGGAGGGCAACCAGGTCCACACCTTGGAGATCGTTGAGGAGCTACGCCCCGCGTCGTTCAGCGTCGATCCGCGTAACGTCTGGCCAGACCCAGGCTGCGGCGACAACATCCACACAGGCAAAGGCATCTATGAGCGTGAGCAGCTAACCAGCCGCCAGGTGCGTGAGCTGGCCAAGCAGCCGGGCTTTATGAAGAGCCAACTGCGCAAGGTCTTGGAAGAGGGGCCAAAGAAGTCGGCCACGTTCCAAGAACTGAAAGACGACGACCAGCGCGATGTTGCCACTGACGTCTACGAGATGTGGACCTACTGGGGCGAAGTGGACCACGACGACCTGATGGCCACCGGTCTGGACGTGGGCGAGAAGGACGAGCTACGCAGCATCAGCGCTTGCGTCGTGATGATCAACAACACCGTGGTCAAGGCATTCCTCAACCCGCTGGAAGGCGGCGATCTGCCTTATGACTTCTTTGTCTGGGAGAAGGTGGCAAACAGCGTGTGGGGTTATGGCGTGCCATACCTCATGCGCGCTCAGCAGCGAGTGCTCAATGCGGCATGGCGACAGATGATGGACAACGCTGGCGTATCCAGTGGGCCGCAGATCATCGTCAAGGCCGGAGCGATCCAGCCTGCCGACAAGCAATGGCAGCTTAGCGCGCGCAAAATTTGGTTTGCCACCGACGATGTTGACGACGTGCGCAAAGCGTTCACCGCTGTCGAATTCAACAGCCACCAGGCCGAGCTGGCCGGGATCATCAAGATGGCGATGGAGCTGGCCGACCAAGAGACCGGCGTGCCCGCCATCACCCAGGGCGAGAAGGGCGCAGCGCCTGACACCGTGGGTGGCATGCAGATGTTGATGAACAGCGCCAACGTGGTGCTGCGCCGCCTGGTCAAACAGTTTGACGACATGATCACCAAGCCGCACGTCCGTCGCTACTACGACTACAACATGATGTACAGCGAGGACGAAGAGATCAAGGGCGACTTCAGCGTTGACGCACGCGGCTCCAGCGCCCTGCTGATACGCGACATCCAAAACCAATCGTTCCTGAACCTGCTTGCCGCCGCGACCAACCCAGTGTTTGGCATCTACCTGGACCCGCAAAAGCTATTCGAGAAAGCACTGCAAGCTCAGCACATCGACCCCAAAGACGTGTTCAAAGCAGAAGACGAGCTGGAGCGCATCAAGGAAAACCAAGCCAAGGCTGCGGAGAATCCGCAAGAGGCACCACAGGACCCACGCATCCAAGCAGCGCAAATCCGCGCGCAGACAGATATGCAAAAGGCCCAGGCGCAGAACCAGGCCGACACGGCAGAGATTCAATTGCGCCAGCAACTGGCCCAGCAAGAGGGTCAACTGCGCATGGCCGAGCTACAGATGCAACGCGAGATCGAGATGCTGAAAATGTCGAACACGCAGAACATCAGCCTGGAACAGATCAAAGCAAAACTGGCCGACACGGCTATCCGCGAACGTGGCAAAAAGGAAATCTATGCCGCCGAGCAAAACCTCAAACTGCAAACCGGCTCCGGCATTTAACGAAAGGACTTTATCATGGCATCCGTAAACGCAACCATCAGTCGAGACACAGCACCAGGCGCGGTGATTGTGACTTGGGCATTGACCAGCGCAGACACGGGCACGGCGTTTCAATTGCCTGCCGCTGGCGATATGACCTGCCATATCTTTGGCACCTTTGGCGGGGCTACCATTGTCCTGCAAGGGTCAAGCGACGGGACCAACTGGCACGCGCTAACGCAAAAAGGCGGTACGGCCAACATGGCCTACACGACCGCGGCCAACCATACACCCAACGAGATGCCGCCGTTTGTCCGCGTCATATCCGCAGGCGGCACCAGCACCGTGATTACCGCGTCTCTTTGCTTCTATCCGCGCTACATGAAAAACTCATATTAAACGGGCAGTAGCGGGCAGATAACCTTGTTGCAAAAATGCAACCGCCGCCCTATACTACGGACCAGGGGCCTTGCGCCCAAAAACTACAGAGCCAGGCAATGACCTGGCTTTTTTGATGGCATGAACGATTTCACTACCGCAACCTGGCACCAAATGCGCAAATGGGCTGAAACAGAGCTTGAGCGTGCGCGTGTCAAAAACGACGCAGTCGGTCTCTCCGAAAACGAGACTGCGGCGCTGCGCGGTGAAATCAAAATGCTCAAACGATTTCTCGACTTGCCCAATGCGGCAACTCGGGGTGTGGTGGTCGAGTCGGACGAATAGTCCCCCTTGACCGTGTGAGTAGGCCACCGAAAGGTGGCTTTTTTATTGGAGAGCATTGTGGAAGAAAACGAATTGTCTCAAGACGAGGCGCAACAGGTTTGGAATGAGGAAGCTAAAAAGCTCGATGCCGGTGAGCAATCATCCGCGTTTGAGTCTCAAGCGTTTGTGCCGGAAACCCCGCCACAGGATACCCCTGAACCCCAAGCTGCTGCACCAGCGCAAGAGGCACCAGTTGACCCCCTAGCCGGACTCCCGGAGGAAGTGAAAATTGCATTGGGCAAAATCACCCGACTGGAGCAGGACAATGCTCAATTGCTGCACCACGTAAAGACTACCGAGGGTCGCGTGGCTGCGATGCAGCGTGAAGCCCAGCAGGCACGCCAAGCAGCGACTTCGGTCGATGCCGCGCCTAGCCAGGGCCAAATGGCTGCCGCCGCCAAGAACCCAGAGAAGTGGGAGCAGCTCAAGCAGGATTTCCCCGAGTGGGCTGGAGCAATGGAGGAGTACGTCGGATCAAAGCTAAGCGACATGCAGCCGGGTGTGCGTGCCACGGATATCGTGGAATATGTACAGCAGCAGCTTGCCACAGAGCGTGAGACGATGAAGGTCGCCCTTGAAGAAGCCCGAGTCGAAGGCAAGTACGAAAACTGGCGCGATACCGTTAACACATCGGACTTCGCTGCCTGGTACGCACTTCAGCCTAACGAGATTAAAAACCTCGCCGACAGCCCGGCAGCCCGTGATGCAATTCGCATGTTGGACTTGTTCCATGTAGCGAAAGCAAAACCGGCATCGGAGATCAGGCAAGAGCGCGGAGCACGTCTCGCCGCTGCTGCGACGACCCGTCCTGGACAGACACCGCCGCCCATGACATTGGACGACATGTCACCAGAAGAACTGTGGAACTATGAGGCCAAGAAGCGCGAGGAAACCCTCGCAAAACGCGGCTATTAACTTTTTTTGTAAGGAATCAAAATGGCTATCCAAAACTATGGCACCGTAGCGTCGCGTAACTTAATCCGCGCCGCCCAGGGCATGCTTGAGCATGCTCAGCCCATCACCGTCCTTGGCGACTTCGGTACTCAGCGCGAGATGCCGCAGAATTCGACTGACACCTTGGTGTTTCGTCGTACTCTGCCTTTTGGCGCAACGACCGCAGGAACCACGATTGAGAACACCTCACGTTACGTGGGCACACCGGACATCACCGCTTCCAACTTCGTGTTGGCTGAGGGTGTGACTCCTAACTCGAACACCATCTCCTTCCAGGACGTGACTGTTCAACTGCAACAGTACGGCGTGCTGTTCAAGTACAGCTCGAAAACTGAGCAACTGTACGAAGACGACATCCCCGGCGAGATGGTCAAGCTGACTGGCGAGACCCTGGCTGAGGTGATGGAGTTGGTTCGTTACGGTGTACTGAAGGCCGGTTCGACTGTGATCTACGCAAACGGCTCCAGCCGCGCTGCGGTGAACACTGCGATCAGCTTGAACAGCATCCGCAAAGCAGCACGTACTTTGGAATCCAACCGTGCCCGCCGCGTGACCAGCCGCCTGGCTCCTGGCGTGAACTTCGGCACTCGCGCAGTGCAGCCTGCCTATGTGGTGTTTTGCCACACTGACGCAGTGTCTGACGTGCGTAACCTGCCTGGCTTCACCCGCGTTGAAGAGTACGGTTCATTCAAGCCAATCCACGACCGCGAAATCGGCGCTTGCGAAGACTTCCGTTTCGTTAGCTCTCCTTTGCTCAAGTCGTTCTTGGCTGCTGGCGCATCGGTCGGTTCGTCCGGCATGTTGTCTGTTGGCGCATCCAGTGTTGACGTGTACCCCTTCATCGTGATTGGTGAAGACTGCTGGGGCCAGGTTGCTCTCAAGGGCATGTCTGCCATCAAGCCTGTGGTGTTGAAAGCATCGCAGACTAACCACGCTAACCCACTGGGCCAGTTCGGCTACGTGGGCGCCTCGACATGGTTCGCTACTGTGCGTCTAAACGACGCCTTTATGGCCCGTATCGAAGCTGGTGTGACCGCTCTGTAATGATCAAGGGCGTGAGCGCAGCTTACGCCCTGTCTAACCCAAGGAAAACACCATGAGCAATCCAGCTTTTTACAGCCTTCTCAACGGCGGGCGATTAGTCGGTAACATGATCGGCGCGGTGCTTGCCACCGAACCTGTCGCAGTTACAGGCGCAACCCTGACTTGCAGCCGTGACGTCCACGGTGGACGCGTTATCACTATCAATGCAGCCGCAGGATGCGCAGTTACTCTGCCTAATGCGACCGGCACTGGCGCGGAATACCGTTTCTTCATTGGCACCACCATCACATCGAACAGCACCATTATCAAGGTGAACAACGCTACCGACGTGATGTCTGGACGCGCCTTTGTTATCAGCGATGGCGCTGCTGCGGTACTTGGCTACGCCACTGCTGCCAGTTCTGACACCATCACGCTCGACGGCACTACAACGGGTGGAGTTGCTGGCGACATGATTGAAATCATCGACGTGTCCCCTGGAATCTTCCAGGTCAAGGTACTTACCAAAGCATCCGGCGCGGAAGCAACTCCGTTCTCGGCAACTGTCTAATCTTTTTTAAGGAATTTCACCATGTCTTACAACATCGAACAAGCCAACAGTGGCTTTCTTTCGCTCACCGCTGCCGGTTTGGCTGAGGGTACTAACAGTGCTACTTTCAAGACTGCTAACACCTTGACCTTCACCAACAACGGTGTTTTCAAGTCCAAAGCGGCTACCGACAACCTGACCTTTTCGACCGGCACCGCGCTGGCCGCAAGCCAGGCTTGCCTGTTTGCTGTGTGGATTGGCTCTACCGGCACCGTAACGACCACTCAAGGTCCTATCGTGGCCGCAGGCGATCCTTGCCCAGTGCCCACAGCAGCGGCTTCCAACCTTACGCTGGTCGGCCTGATCAAGGTCACCACCAGCTCGGCAGCTACGTTTACGCCCGGCACTACCGACCTGTCTGCCTCTGGCATTACAGGCGCGTACTCCGACTGCATGGACATGCCTGGCTCTGCCCAGTAAGTTGCCATCTCTCTTCTCCTTGAAGAGCTTGACGCAGACCACCTTCGGGTGGTCTGCTTTTTGGTAAAACAATTTTTTAACCCCTGGAGTAAATGATGGCAACAAAACAAAAAATCCAAGGCATCGAGATTAGCGACGATGCACCCACAATAGATTTGGTTTCGGAATTAAAAGACTTTGCTGCGCTTGCCTCAAGCGAAGTCTTTATGAACGAGCAAGTCACGATCATGGTTCACTCGACCACTGATGAAAACCAACCTCCCCAGGTCATCGTAAATTGCAACGGCATGAACCAGCCGATCATCCGTGGCTACCCCACTACGATAAAGCGCAAGTATGTTGAAATCCTGGCACGCATGAAAGAGACCAAGTACAGCCAGGTCACACGCAACCCTGCTGCGCCTGACCAGATCGACATGGTGGCACGCCACGGTTTGTCGTATCCGTTTGACTTGGTTGAAGACAAGAACCCGCGTGGCCGCGCTTGGCTGACCAACGTGATGGCCGAACCGGCTTAAACCCATGAACTTATTGCAATTGGTCAACCAGGCACGCATTGAATGCGGCGTGTCTGGCCCGGCCCTTACAACTGCTGTTGGCCAGACTGGTGAGTCTGGTCGCATGGTTGCTTGGGTGGTCCAAGGCTGGACCGACATCCAGACCAGCAAAGAGGACTGGCTGTTCATGCGTGAATCTTTTAATTTCAACACCACGGCCAGCACATGGGAATACTCACCCACGGCTGCCGGACTAACTGATTTTGGAAACTGGAAGCGCGACAGCTTCCGGTGCGCAAGCGATCTGTCTTTGTTCAGAGACGAGCAGCTTCTTAATTACATGGACTGGACTACGTTCCGCAACCTGTACCGTTACGCCAACATGCGCAACACCACTGCGCGCCCTGTCGTGGTGTCCATCAAGCCAAACAAAGACCTGGCGTTTGGCTCTACCCCTGACGGCATCTATGTGATCGACGGCGAGTATTACACCCAGCCGGTCACGTTGTCAGCAGACACGGACACGCCGCTTTTACCGGCCAGGTTTCACATGGCCATTGTGTATCGGGCCATGATGTACTACGCAGGTTATGAGGCCGCTCCTGAAGTCATGGCGCGCGGTGACTTTGAGTACCGACGCCTGTACTCTCGCATGGAGATCGACCAGCTTCCTACGCTGATCAGCGGACCACCTTTGGCATAAGGAACCGCCATGGCTTCTTCAGGTTACCCCCAGGTTCGATACGACCTTATCCGCATGGCCGGTGGCCTGGACCTGGTAACCCCGACCCTATCATTGCCGCCAGGCGTAGCGCGAGACGCGCTTAATTTTGAAGCATCCATCACCGGGGGCTACACCCGAATTGCTGGGTACGAGCGATTTGATGGACGCCCAAACCCGTCAGACGCTCTCTACACCATCATCACGGTTAACCTTAGCGCAACAGTCAGTGTTGGCGATACGATTGTTGGGGTCACGTCAGCAGCAACCGGATACGTTATAGCAACCAGTACCAACCAGCTAGTTTTTACCTTTGCCACCAACGCTTTTGTTCCCGGAGAAAGCATCAAGGTCAGCACTGTTACAAAGGGTACGTTTACTGCGTTTGGTCCCGCCGGTACGACTACTAGCAAGCAGGCAGCCGAATACCTCAATTTGGCAGCCGACGCTTACCGGGCCAACATAACGGTCGTACCAGGCTCTGGCTCCATTCGCGGCGTCGTCTACTACAACGACAACGTGTATGCCTGGCGCAACAACAGCGCTGGCACGGCTATGGCCATTTACAAGTCCACGGTCAGTGGGTGGACCCTGGTGCCCCTGGGCTACGAGATGCCGTTCAGTACCGGATCAGTTGAAATTGCTGAAGGCAACATTGTTGTTGGCCAAACCAGCGGTGCGACTGCCACGGTTACGAGGGTTGTTTTAAGCTCAGGCATTTGGACCAGCTCTACCGCAGCAGGATATTTATATTTTGCTTCTTTTACCGGTAGTTTTAGCGCAGGCGAAACCCTTCGTGTTGGTGGAACTCCCTACGCCGTGGTAGGCGCTACGGGCGCAGCAGCAATTACTTTGAATCCGAATGGCCGCGTTGAAACAACGATGGGTAATTTTGGCGGCAACAGCAACCAGACCCGCATCTACGGTGTTGACGGCGTAAATAAAGGTTTTGAGTTTGACGGCACTGTCTACGTGCCTTTGCGCACAGGCATGACGCCGGACACTCCAAACAAAGTAGCTTTTCACAAACAGCACTTGTTCTTTGCTTACAACCACTCAATTCAGTTTTCTTCCTTGGGTCTCCCTTACCAGTGGAATCCCGTACTGGGCGCGGGCGAGATAGCGCTGACAAACAACGTCACCAACTATTTGGTCCAGCCTGGTGATCAGTCAACCGGTGCAATGGCAATCTACACAGACAGCGACACGTACATCCTGTACGGCACCAGCTCCGCTAATTGGAACTTGGTGTCATACAACGTCGGCACCGGGGCCAAATCTTACACCGCGCAGAACATGGCCCAGAGCTATGTGTTTGACGACCGTGGCGTGATCAACCTACAGACGACGTTGAACTACGGCAATTTTGATTCAGCAGCCTTGACCCTGAACATACGCCCGTTTGTGCAGCAGCGGCGCAACCTGGGCACTGGGAGCAGCTTAAACCGGGAGAAGGCTCAGTACCGGGTTTTCTTCAGTGATGGTTACGGCCTGTACCTGACCATATCAAACAACAATTTGATTGGCGTAATGCCGGTCCAGTTTCCAAACGCGGTCACCGTAATCTGCGAAGGCGAGTCGCCTGACGGTGCTGAGACTTCGTTCTTTGGCTCAACCAACGGTTACGTGTACCGGCTGGATGTAGGCACGTCTTTCGATGGTGCTGAGATTTCGGCCAACGTCACGTTGGTGTTTAACGCGATCAAGAGTCCACGTATTTTGAAACGATACCGCAAAGGCTCTTTGGAAATTACCGGCACAAGCTACGCTGAATTTACTTTCAGCTACGACCTGGGGTATTCAACAACTGACATCGGCCAGGATATCGGCCTTCAGTATTCAAGCAACCTGATTTCCAGTTTCTGGGACTCGGTTTACTGGGACAATTTTGTTTGGGATGGCCGCACACTTGCGCCATCTGAGGTGGAGCTAGTGGGCACCGCCGAAAACATCGCAGTGCGGATTGCGTCGATTTCTGACATCTACCAACCGTTCACAGTTAATTCCACCATTTTGCACTACAGCATGCGCAGAGGACTTCGATGAGCAATTCTTTCTATACCCATGGCGCTTTCCCGTCGACTGGCTCGGCTGCTACGTCGGCTTCAATGCGGGCTGAGCTGGACCTGATTTCCGCTGGCTTTGACAAGATGCCGACTTTGTCGGGTAACGCAAACCTGTTTGTGGTTATCAACAGCACCGGCACTGGGTTAACGCAAACCGCGACCCTGCCATCTGCTACGTTTACCGATACGCTGTTTACCATTCAAGACGACGGCGACAACACTCGCAAATTCCAATTCAACGCAAGCACCGTCACGCCAGGCGCAACGCGCATCTACTCGGTGCCCGACGCGAACACCACCCTGGTCGGCACTGACACCACGCAGACCCTCACCAACAAGACCCTGACCGCGCCGGTTATTTCGTCCATTGTTAACACCGGGTCGCTGTCTCTGCCTACCAGCACTGACACATTGGTTGGCCGCGCCACTACCGACACACTGACCAACAAGACCCTGACGTCGCCCGTCATCGCGACGATTGTCAACACCGGGACTCTGACGCTGCCTACCAGCACCGACACCCTGGTCGGACGCGCCACTACGGATACCCTGACTAACAAGACCCTAACGTCACCCGTTATTGGGACTATCGTCAACACCGGCACGCTGACCCTGCCTACCAGCACCGACACCCTGGTTGGCCGGGCGACTACCGACACTCTGACCAACAAGACCCTGACATCGCCAGTCATCGGGACCATCGTTAACACCGGCACGCTGACTCTGCCTACAAGCACGGACACCCTAGTTGGGCGCGCTACTACCGACACGCTGACAAACAAGACCCTAACGTCACCGGTTATCGCAACCATCGTCAATACCGGCACGCTGACCCTGCCTACAAGCACCGACACTCTGGTTGGCCGTGCGACTACCGACACCCTGACGAACAAGACCCTGGGTGCCTTCACGATCAGCGGCACTGTCTCCGGCGGTGGCAATCAGATCAACAACGTGGTCATCGGCACGACCACGCCATTGGCCGGGTCGTTCACCACCCTCAGTACCACCGGCCTGGCCAGCTTGCCGTCTACCGGTCGCTCTGCCGCTGCCGCCCTGACGGTCACAAACCCCGCTTTCTTGTACGGCGTGGCCTCGACCTATACCGACACCGCATCGTCGGGCACCATCGCGGCTATGGCCCCGTTCTACAGCATCTCTGGGCCTACGCTGTCTACG